AGAAGGGGGGGCGGTCGTCGGAATACTGCACGGGGCACACCCCGCCGTCTATCCCTGTTCGCCCTGGCTCTTCTGACCGATACGCCTGGATGCGTTGTAGATTAAAATGGCAGCTCCCCATCGTCTTCCGTCAGCTCCGCGAACTCCGCCCCACCGGAACCTGGCTCCGCCGGAGGCGGTGTATAGGCCCCGCCGGATTCCGCATCCCGCTTGGAGTCGCCAAAGTACACATGCTCGGCCAGCACCTCGGCGGTACGGCGCTTGTTGCCGTCCCGGTCGGTCCAGTCCCGGAGCTGCAAACGGCCCTCCACCACGGCCATACGGCCCTTGGTGAAGAAGCGGGAGACAAATTCGGCGGAGCTGCGCCAGGCCACGATGTCGATGAAGTCCGTGGGCTTCTCGCCGGTCTGCTTGTCCTTGAAGTCCCGATCCACCGCCAGGGAGAAGGAGGCAACGGGGGTTCCAGACTGGGTGTGACGCAACTCTGGGTTTTTAGTTAGGCGGCCCATAAGTACAATCCGGTTCAGCACACGTAGCCCTCCTTCGTAATAAAGGCCCTTAGTTCATCCGGACTGTAATAGACCCGTACTCCGATTCTGACGCACCGGATCTTTTTAGCGTCTCTAAGCTCGTCCAATGTATCCACACTGATGTTCAGCACATCGGCAGCCTCCTTGCGCGTAAGCAGCAGCTTTTCCATATTATCTCCTTTCTCGGTTGTCTGAGGCCCATTGTATGCGCTCTCTGCGCAAAACGGGGCAGGTGTAGTAGTGGGGCATCCAAGCATATTGGGGCCGCTCCTGGCGGCCTGGGGTGTAGAGCTGTCCGTACACCAGATCCCGGTGTTTGACCAGGCGGAGCTTCCCACCCCAGATAAAGAGCACCGGGGTCTGGTCGCAGGGTACCCAGCCGTCCACGTCAGTCTTTCGCCATTGGATCGGCGCACCGCATATCGGGCAGATCACCCACGGCTCCCTCCGGCGATGGGTCAGCCACGGCCTCTCCCTGGTCGGCATAATCCTCTTCACGCCCCTCTCGGAATTCGGGCATCAGGCGGAAATACGGCCGGATGGCGAACAGCCGCTTGGTAGCCCGGCAGTAATCGCAGAACCCGCAGCGGGTGGGCCTCATGGAGCCGTCCTTCACCCGCTGTATACGCTGGATGCGCTCTTTGATCTGCTCCAACTCGTAGTCATACCGCTGGCGGTGGTTGAGCTCCAGCACGTCCTTGTCCGGGTAATCCTGCTTGGATATGGCGACGATAATAAAGTGCGGATCCGTCTGGTTCCCGCTAAACTGCTTTTCAATCTCGGAGTATACGGCGGCCCGCATCATGTAGCCGTAGGCGTCGATAAAGGTCACCTTTTCGTGGAGCTCGCTGCTCCACTTGAGCTCGTTGATGTTTGCCACGGTCTTGTAGTCGATGATCAGCCGCCCGTCCGGCACGTACTTGTCCACCCGGATCCGCCAGGGGACGCCGAATAGCTTCCCTGTCATGATCATCTCGTTCTCGCCTGGGAGATCCAGGAGGGAGCGGATCAGGGGATCCCGCTCCGCCGTCTGGATCATCTTGTCGGCCTGCTCGTAGGCCGCCCGCTTCCCGGTAGCCACCACCGTCTCCAGGCCGGTGGCCTTGTCTTTGAGGGTTTTGGTCTTGTAGATCTCCTCAAAGTGCTCCTGGCAGAACTGCTCATGGGCCTCCGGGCCCTCAAAGTGCGTGTGGAAATAGTTTCCCACCAGGAATGCCTCCTTGGGCTCGTCCACCCACCGGCCCTGGAGCTTGGCCATCTGCTTGGCCTCGCACTCGCACCATCCCTGGTACTGGGAGCACGACATATATGCCCAATCCGCCTCTGGGGTGTAGTAGTTATCCCTTGTCAGATCCATTGGTACCTCCCATGGCCAACTGCTGGTTCAGTGCGTTCAGGCTCTCCGCCTCACTGTCAGAGGGGAGTTCGGCCTGCTCCTGGGCCGCGCCGAAGGCATCTCCAGGCTTGACAAAACCATCCTTGATGGCGGAGTACAGATGCTTAAGCTTCACCGCGTCGTTCTTGGACAGCTTGCCAATCTCCTTGCCCATCTTCTCTTCAATCTGTGCCGGAGAAATTGCAAACTCGGAAAAGGCGGAAACTAGGCTTTGAATCACGTCCTCCATGCTGCGCCCGTTGGTCATGGACTTTTTCAAGGTCTCCTCACAGGCGGCCACGGCGGCGTCCACATACCAGCCGGGCATGACTGCCAGCAGACAGGCCCGCTTCCGTCGGGCCCCTTTGTTAGCCACCATCTCGTAGATATCGCGCTCGTCGGTAAGCTTGTAGCTGCCGCGCTTGGTGGTGCGCTCGTGCTTGACAGAAAAGGTCTTCTCATCGCTAACATTGGACTCCAGATCCCAGGCATACGCCTTGATCATGGTGCTGCCGTCGTTGGCCTCAATCTCGTTGACGCCGCTGTCGATGTTGCCCCAGTGGCGGGCCAGCACCTCCACAAGCCGGATCGAGGGGCCTCTGACCACACTTTCCCCTTTGGGGAACTCATACTGGGCAGACTCGGCCAGCTCCGGCCGCTCACACTCCCGCAGAACATTCTGCAGTGACCAATCGGGATCCCGAGGGAACTGCCGGGCAAGGTACATCTTGCCCTTAATCTCCGAGAGTGCCTTGCTCTCCTGGTACTCGCCCATGCGGCTCTGCTGGTTCCGGTTCATCAGACTGGTATCCATGTTCGATTTCCTCCTTGCAAGTTTGGCAAATTTCCCCATCATCGTATGGGTATAGATCGTTCCCGCACCTGGCACAAGTCCCAATAGGGTGTTTCAGTTGTTCGTCCCGGAGCGGATCCAAATATAGGTGTATCATGACGGAATGGCTGCATATGGCCCGTCCTCACCCATATAAAGGAATCCGGTTCGGCCATCCGAGAGGCGGATATGTATTGTCCCGTCCAGGGCGTTAATCTCGTCGATTGGGTAGCCGATATTCTCCATCGCCCAGCGCAACAGGGCTGAAATATTTCTGGTATTCAGCATTGACTTTCCCTCCTTCGTGCCCTAAAATAAGGGCAGATGTTCTTTCTCTTGCCGCCCTCCGGTCTCACACACCGGGGAGCGGCGCTTTTATTCGTAAATAACGGCTTCCGCCCGTGTAATAAAATGATGAATGCCAGTAGAGCACTCGTTCCATCGGTTATCGTCGAAATCAGTCACCTCAACGGTTTCGCCTATGGCATAAACAAAGTTCGGATCATAATTGCTCTTTACCTGGCCGCCAGCAGGATTTCCGTTGATATCTGTGATACTCAATACCTTGGCCTTACTGGCGCGGCATTTTCGGCTAGTAGCGGAGGACCGGCGTGCATCTGCGGGGATTTCCAACTCCACAACAAGGCCACTTGCCTTTTTATAGCCGATATAAGAGCCGGATTCCGGACATTGCAACGGATAGAACACCGTATAAATATTCCACATCATTTGATCTATAGATGCCCCGCACAGGTCGGCATTGCGCAGGTTGGCACCGCGCAGGTCGGCACGGCACAGGTCGGCATTGCGCAGGTCGGCACGGCACAGGTCGGCATTGCGCAGGTCGGCATTGCGCAGGTTGGCACCGCGCAGGTCGGCATCGCTCAGGTTGGCATTGCGCAGGTCGGCATTGCGCAGGTTGGCACCGCGCAGGTTGGCACCGCGCAGGTCGGCATCGCGCAGGTTGGCACAGCGCAGGTCGGCATCGCGCAGGTCGGCACAGCGCAGGTCGGCATCGCGCAGGTCGGCACGGCTGCCGCCCTCTCCATTCAGCCAAAGGAGATGCTCGTCCAAAATCTTTTTTAAGTCCATTTTGCTCCCTCCTCAATGTGGGATTTCAATGACCGCCCACACATCGTCGATGCTCTCCGCGCCCTCCAGTCCGGTGATCTGGATGGTGAGCGGGCCGGTGGACGTGGGGGACGGGGTGGTGGTTGCCGCCGGGGTCTCAATGGCCGGTTGCTCTGGCTCCTGGTTCCATGTGATTTCAACTAGTGCAACCAGCGCCAGCAAGAGAAACAGAGCCACAACGCTCGTAATCAGATAGCGGTTCATAGTAGCCACTCCACCCAGTTAGGCAGCCCGCAGGCTACCACGATGCAGGCGGTAAACACTACCGAGCTCACAGCTTCCCGGCGTGTCCGGCGGCGCTCGTTTCGGGTACGGTTTTTCATATAGATACCGCCTCCCTGACTGTCTTCCGTTCAAATTCCTCTAGGTCTGAGGGACGATATACATAAGGCCCATACCGATTTCCGCCTAAGTTTAGAGCGGTCAAACGCCCCTCCCTCACCCACCGCTGAACTGTTGTGATCTTTACTCCGTAGCGATTTGCGACCTCTTCGGTCGTAAATCGCGGTTCCAAATTCTCCATAACGTCCTCCTTTCTGCCTCAGTCGATGGTACACCACTGGCCGGGGCGCTTTTTGTTGTCCTCCCTTCCTTGCAGTGGTATACTGGGCGCGGAAGGGGGGTGAAATTATGTCTCGCAAAGGTTTTCGCTATGAGTACAAGTTAACCTCGCACGATATTCTTGAATATGAAGCCGTAAACTTTGCCTACACGCAGGCCGGATGGAAAGACCTCGGTGCACCTCCTGGAGAAGGTTTCCCGGAGTCTATCATCTTT